AATCTCGACACTCTCACAACCAAGAGAGCTATTCGGACAAATAGACCACAAGTTCGAAATAACAGCAATGTGTACACTATCCAGAGAGGGACTATTCGATGCCAACTGATGTAAAACTGGGAGAAGTGCCGTACCAGCCCTCAACCATCGAGACTATCGACAGGGCGCTCTTCGACTATATCGACGACACGCTGAATATCTCTTGTACCACCAACAAGGGCTGGAAGAAAGTGCCTTTCTATTGGGCAGGTGCCGAAAGAGCATACCAGATAAAACACGATAGAGAGTTGAGAGACAGTAACGGCGTCCTCATCTACCCACTAATGACTGTTGAGAGAGTCACACTGACGAAAGACGTTGGAGATAGAGATTCTCCTTTGGCTCCTATCCCGTACCTCGAAGACACGAAAGGATATTCTTTCACCGTCGGCAGGGTAATAAAACAAGACAAAACCGCCAACTTCGCCAACGCCGACTCAAAAAGAGTTGTTCTCAACGTCGGTAACGGACAAGAAACATATCCGAGAAAAGAAAATAAGAAAGTAGTATATGAAACTCTTACAATGCCAATCCCAATTTATCTTGAAGCAACTTATACATTAGTAATCAAGACAGAATATCAACAACAGATGAACGAGATACTAACCCCGTTTATGACGGCACCAGGTGGTATAAACTACTTCATCGCCAAGAAAGATGGACACCAGTTCGAAGTCTTCGTTGGATCTGACTATGCAATAGAGAACAATGGCTCCTCTCTAGGTGAAGATGAACGAGGATATAAGACAAGCCTAACGTTTAGAGTCGTCGGCTATGTTATTGGAGCAGGTAAAAACGACGAACAACCAAAGATAGTTCGCAGAGAGAGTGCGGTAGAAATAAAGATGCCGAGAGAAAGAGTTATATTCGGAGACATAAACGAGAATATGCACCTCAGTGGTAATGTTCCGTTTTATAGAGAGTAGTCTCTATTTATTTATGCGTTTAGCTTTTTCATCAACTATTTACTTACGATAATACGAATATAAATACTTATTTCGAAGATTATGTTATAATGCTGCAAGGAGATAACACATAATGTCAGTCAAATCATTCAAATTCATTTCACCAGGTATCTTCATAAACGAGATTGATAACTCTCAGTTGCCAAAAATCGGAACGGAGATGGGTCCAGTCATTATTGGACGCACCGAGCGAGGGCCAGCAATGCGCCCCGTGAAAGTAAACTCATTTTCAGAGTTCGTCGAGGTTTTCGGAAACCCTATCGCAGGCGGACAAGGTGGAGACATCTGGCGTGACGGAAACTACACCACACCAACTTATGCCTCCTATGCCGCACAAGCATACCTCCGCAACTCCAACGCCGCAACAGTCGTTCGTCTCTTGGGAGCCGAGCAAACTGGCTTGGAAGATGACGCAGACGGAAAAGCAGGCTGGTATACAGCAAAAGAGAACACCAATTCAGTCGTCACTAACGGTGGAGCATACGGACTTTTCGTATTCAACTCGGCATCGGCTGAAACAATCGTAGACGGCGCACTCGCAGCAGTCTGGTATTTGACTACTGGTTCTATCGAACTTTCAGGAACATTGAGAGGACCCAATTCAGTTCTGTCGCAATCCGCCGCTTGTCTTTACGCAGATGATGGTGGAGATTATAAGGCAGTCATTTATGGCGATGCTGGAGCAGTTTCACGAGAGGTTTCTTTCAACTTCACTCCTTCCTCTTCAAAGTATATCCGAAAAGTATTCAACACCGATCCAACTTTGACTAATGGTGCGATAACTAATACAAGCCAGTTAGAAACATACTGGCTTGGACCTACATACGAAGGACACCTTACAGAAGTTGTAGGCGGTTCTGAAGATACTTTCGGAACAGTTCTAGGATTGGACAGCGGTTCAATCAGCGCCGCAGACTTCCGTGGAGGCTTCCAAGCAGCACAAACTCCTTGGATTATCTCGCAGGATGTTGGAGCTTATGCAAACTACCAAGCCGAGAACATGACAAAGCTATTCAGGCTCCATACTCTCGACATGGGTGAAGACGAGCAAAAGAAGCTCAAGATATCAATCGCAGACATCAAGGCTCCAACGAACCCAGATCAGAAATACGGCACATTCAGCGTTCTCGTAAGAGACGCAAGAGATAATGATAACGCACCAGTTGTTCTTGAGAGATACAGTTCAGTAAACTTGAACCCTGCTTCCAATAACTACATCGGACGAAAAATCGGAGATCAATACCTCTCTTGGGACGACACCGAACGCCGTCACCGTGTTTATGGAAACTACGTAAACGCATCTAAGTTCATCAGAGTAGAAGTGAATGAAAGTCAAACAGACGCATCGTTACTTCCATTCGGTTCATTCGGACCAGTTCGTATGAAGTCATGGACATACAACTCGGCTAACAGCGCCTCTGTTCCAGATTGGGCTTGGGCACAGGGTGGAAACGCACTTATTCCTTTAGCTGAATCTGCAAACTTTATCCAAAGCGGATCACATGGAGCAGGAGGGTTCACGGGAAGTGTATACTACCCAGCGATTCCACTAAGAGAAAGCGCCTCCGCTGGAAATCTTTCAAATCCAAAGAATGCTTACTTCGGCATCGACACAACTCAGGCATCAAACAATCGTTATGAAGCAAGTTATGCAGACGCCGTTCGTATGCTTCCACCTGTAGTTGACTCATTCGCAATTGGAGAATCTACTGAATACTCATACATGTTCTCTCTTGACGATGTGTCAGCCTCGTCAGACACTGGTGTCGCAGTGGGCGTCTGGGTATCTGGCTCACGAGCCGAAGGAAACTCTTGGACAGCGGCAGGCGACTATACAGAAGTTCTCGATCAGGGATACAACCGCTTCACCGTTCCGCTCCACGGCGGATTCGACGGACTAGATATCACCGAGAAAGATCCATTCAACTATACTCGCGCCCTCGCAGACGGAACCGATTCTACAAAATACGCTTACTACTCAGCAAAGCGAGCAATCGACACCGTAGCTGATCCAGAAGCAGTAGAATACAACCTAATGGCTATGCCAGGTATCTACCACGCAGGACTCACTTCTCACATGATGGAAGTATGCGAGGCTCGTGGAGATGCTCTTGCAGTCATCGACTTGGATTCTGGCTACAGAACAAGCGCTGAAAGCACTGATGCTATCGCAGATAGAGTCGGAAGTGTTTCAGATGCAATCAATGGACTAAACACGAGAGGAGTTAACTCATCTTATGGCTGTGCTTACTACCCTTGGGTTCAAATCAACGACTCTATAAGTAATAGTCTCCTTTGGGCACCACCTTCAATCGTTGCTCTTGGAACATTCTCAAGTTCACAGCGCAAAAGCGAACTATGGTTTGCTCCCGCTGGATTCACCCGAGGTGGATTGACAGAAGGTTCCGCAGGAATTGGAGTTATTCAGACTCGTGAGAGATTGACTTCCAAGGACAGGGATAGCTTATACGAAGCAAACATCAACCCGATTGCTTCATTCCCAGCAGAAGGAATCGTAATCTTTGGACAGAAGACACTTCAAGTGACTCCTTCTGCTCTCGACAGAATCAACGTTCGCCGTCTAATGATTTACGTGAAGAAAGAAATCTCACGCATGGCAGCAACTGTTCTCTTCGATCAAAACGTTCCAGCAACTTGGAACCGCTTTATGTCAGCCGCAGAGCCATTCTTAAGAAGTGTTCAAGCAAGACTTGGACTCGCAGATTTCAAGATTGTTCTTGACGAAAGCACGACAACCGCAGACTTGGTTGATAGAAATGTCATGTATGCCAAGATATTCCTCAAGCCAGCACGCTCAATCGAGTTCATCGCCCTCGACTTTGTTATTACAAATACAGGCGCAGGATTCGAGGACTAAATAAAACTAATGACTATTTATATCATCAATAGGAGAAACAAATAATGTCAGATTTCTGGTCATCCCCCACATTCGAACCAAAAAGAGCCTTTAGGTTCCTTATAGAGTTCACACCTGGTGCGCACGGCACCGACCTCGACACCGCCGCAAACAATCTACAGTTTCTTGCAAAGTCTGTGGATCGCCCGTCATATACTGTGAGTTCAAATCCTCACAAGTTCTTCAACCATACTTTCCATTATCCAGGTCGTGTCGAGTGGAACACTATTACCCTTACATTGGTTGATGCAATAGGCAGCAACAATGCATCAAAAATATTCATGGACTACCTTGGCCATATCGGCTACAATAATCCTACCGATGTAAGCACCGCCACGGCGAATGCTATTACAAAGCAGAGCGCCACTGCTGCAATGGGGAGACTTCTTATAAAAGAAATAGGCGAGGGCACAGGAAATGGGACTGTAAAGGGTGAGTGGCAGCTTGAGAATGCTTTCATCACCGAGGTAAACTTCGGACAACACTCTTACGACAGTGAAGACATGATAGATGTCCAGTTGACTATTCAGTACGATTGGGCAAAATACGAGGAAAAAAACACAAATACTTGAAACATCCATTCAAGCGTGTTATACTATAAAGACATAATACAAACAAATACATTAGAGGTGTAAATGTCGAGAAATAAAGGACGCACGAAGGCAACTTCCCCTGCGCCAGCACAAGCAGTCAAAGCTGCTCCAACTCAAACCACAGGGTTGTCCTACGTGACGCCCACAGAGTTCGTAGAGCTTCCTTCCCGAGGACAGTTCTATTCAGCGGATCACCCGCTCCACAACCAAGAGACTATCGAACTCCGATTTATGACAGCGAAAGACGAAGACATTCTAACTTCTCAGGCGCTACTCAAGAACGGACTCGCAATAGAAAGGCTTGTATCTAACCTTATCGTCGATAAAGACATCAATCCAGACGAATTGCTCATCGGAGATAAAAACGCCCTCCTAATGGCAGCAAGAGTTTCAGGCTACGGCGCAGACTACAAAGTACAAGTGTCCTGTCCATCTTGTGGCGTCTCACAGCAGCACACTTTCGATTTGACTGCGTTCGAAAATAAAGAAGGCATTCAGCCCGACGAAAATAACACAAGCGGCGTAGCGGCAACTGACAATGGAACTTTTACAGCAGTTCTTCCAAAAACAGGATACACCGCTGAGTTCCGACTCTTCACTTCTCAAGATGAGAAAGATGCTATGCAAACCTCCGCTAAGAAAGCGAAGCATAAGCTTGCAGACTCGGCGTCAACAGACTTGCTAAAAGTCCTGTTAGTATCAGTCAATGGCGTGACAGACAGAGGAGAAGTCAATAACTTCGTTGATAATATGCCAGCACAAGACGCACGACACATCAGAGCATGTGTTCAGGTAGTTACACCAAACGTCAATATGAATCAACCCTGCGAATGTTTATCCTGCGGTGTAGTTGCCGACGTGGAGGTGCCGTTTACTGCGGAGTTTTTTTGGCCTAAACAATGATTATATGGAGAGTGTTTACGAACAGTTCTTCTATCTTAAACATCACGGAGGCTGGAGCTTCATCGAAGCATACAATCTCCCAGTCCAACTAAGGAACTGGTTCGTCCGACGCCTATCAAAGCAGTTCGAAGACGAGAACGAAGCGGTAAAGAAGGCACAGAAGAAAAAATGATAACAGAGAGCGGGCATTATTGCCCGTTTTCTTTTTGTAAGAGACTATTTATAAAGCAACGACTTTATGCGGAGGACATAAAATGAATAAAGATAACGATTTGGTTCCACTCGAAATCAACTTAAACGCCAAAGCAGAAGGAACTCTAGATGAAGGTATCCTCGCAATGTTCGGCGGAGCCATAGAAATGCTGATGAGAGGCATGTTTGGAGGAAAGATAATGCCTCTGAATGTCACAGGCACCAAGAAGCAAATTGCATCTTTCCAGAAAGCGCTTGGACACGAGGCAAAATACCTCAAAGCAATGAAGAAATACGGACTTGATAAGCCAGGTGTAAACAAGTCAAAAGCCCAACTCGACAGAGCAATCAAGAACTTCGAGAAAGACACTGGCATCGTTTGGCCATTCAAATAGGGGGTAACTAAGAGTGGCAATAGATTACGAAGCCAAGATAAAAGCGCTAGAAGCCGAGCAAGCCGCGCTTGATGGCAACGCTGAAGCTCAAACTCGACAACTTGAAATAACCAAGGCGCTTGCCGAAGCTAATAGGGACTATGCCGCTGCTTCGGGCGCGTCCGTAGAAGAACTCACGGATCAAGCAATGGCGATAAACGCCGCCACTGAAGCACTACATGCGCATACCAAAGCTCAAGAAGAAGCAACCAAAGCTGCTGAAAAAGCCGCCGCTGCCGCAGAAGAGAAGAAAAAGGTAGAAGATGCAGCCGCCAAGCAGGTGGAACTCGCCAAGTTGCGACATAAAGAAACCATAGCCGCTTACGCCGCTGAAAAAGCATCTATAGAAGAACATATCGCATCTCGAAGGGCACTCATCCAGGCGGAGATAGAACAGTTAAAGGTAGGAAAAGCAAGCACAGAGGATATACTTAAGAAAGAAGCAGCATTAAAAAAACTCGATGATTCTGAGAAAGCCAACAAGAAATCCCTTGAGTCCTTAACTACAGCGACAGACTCTTTCGATACTGCTCTCGAAGGGACGATACGAACATTTACTGGATTGACATCTGGAAATGAGACTCTTGTTGGATCGTGGATGAATTCTCGCACCGAGGCTAAAAGGTTAGCAAAGGAAATAGAAGAACTCGAAGAGAAGATCCTCAATGGCGAACTCACTCAAGAGGAAGCGGCGCAAGCAGAAGAAGATTTAGCCAATAAAAAGGAGCAGCACAGCAAAGCAACAGAAACCATTACCCAAAAGGTTTCGAGGTACATGGAGAAAGTTAACTCCATATCCTCCGCCATTAGCACGGTACAACTTCTAACGGTTCAGATGGCAATGGCGAACGATAAGGCTACCGCCGCATTCAACGCCTCAACAGGCGCAGCAGGGGCATACGACGATGAGCTAGTTTCTCTCCAGATGTCCAACAGGCAACACGGCATCTCCACGGCAGAAATGGGAGAATCATACGGAGCCTTGCAAGCAAACCTCTCGGGCTTTGGTGTCATGGCAGAATCTGAAAGAATGAGACTCGGAGAACTTGGAGCACAATACGCTAAAGTAGGCGTCTCAGTCACAGACTCCGCTGGGACTCTTCAAACAATGACGAGAACATTGGGTATGTCAACTCAAGCTGCGACAGGAATGCAAGAAGAGACAATGGAGTTGGCGCAGACTCTTGGAAAAGATGTCGGACAAGTTATGTCAGAATTGAATCAAGCATTGCCCCAACTGGCGGCATACGGCGACGATGCAACGAAAATGTTTGGAGAATTGCAAAAAGCGGCTCAAAGAACAGGATTGGAAATCGGCGAACTCATGGATATGACGTCAAGATACGACACGTTCGATTCGGCAGCATCAGCAGCAGGAAACTTGAACGCCGTTCTTGGCACTCAATCATTCGGCGCAATGGGGTTCCTTGATGCGGTTCGTGAAGGCGGCGATTCGTTGACAAATTATCTTACAGATACTCTGCAAGCCTCTGGGATGGCTTGGGAATCGATGGATTATTATCAGAGAAAGGCTATTGCAAACGCAGCGGATATGGACGTCGCTACTATGAGCAACCTTATGAATGCGGAAGCACAGACACAGCAAGAAATAGACAGAGCAGCGACATTAGAAGAATCAATGGCAGCAGGACGAGACTTGTGGCAAGAGTTGACAATATTCGCTCAAAACTTCGCCGTCACAATAACGCCACTTATGAACTTCTTAGGAGCCGCAATCAATAAAGTCAATGGACTCTTTACATTCATGAGAGAGGAAATGGGATGGCTCGCGACTATCGCCAGAGTTGTAGCCGCCGCATACGCTTTTACTTTTGGGGCAAAAGCTGTGGCAGGAATGGTAACCTTTTACGGTTGGCTGAAAAAGATAAATGTCTTGGAAAAGATAAATCTTGGTATTGACAAAGCCAGAGCAGCCGCCCGCGCCGTAAATATAGGCATGACTGGTATTGGTTTGGCAACCGTAGCCGCTGGACTCGCCGCAGGTATTGGAGTATACGCAGCTTTAGGCGGACTTGACTCTCACGCCGCAGGAACCGATAGCACATCGGGACGAATGGCTCTCGTAGGTGAGGAAGGTCCAGAGGGACTTGTTTCGCCAGACGGAAGAAAGGGAGGCATAGTCGGCGCAAATGGTCCTGAATTCATCCATCCGCCAAAAGGTTCTGCGGTTATTAACAATACTACAATGACATCTCTCGCCTCCCAAGCAACCAGTAGAAGCGTTGCTGGACAAGTTGCTGGGCAAAGCTCAAACGCAGCAATGGCTGCATCTATTGCCTCGCTCAAGGGAGCTATGAAAGAAATGAGCAATCGCCCAATAGAAGTGACGACAAACCCAGTTATGCTCAAGGATACTCTCGGAGGAGGAGTGAATGATCACTTTGGAGAACCAGGTACAAGACCAATAAGGCTTAGAACGACATGACAGCGCCAGCAAACATGAGAGTCTACAGCGGACGACATAAAGCAGTATCCGTCGCAGGCTGGGCAGACAATCAAGGCTATGTCGTAAGGTTTGTTCACGAACCAACTGGACACGCAGTAGAGTTCCCAGCCCTAATATCAGATTTTGCAGACACGCACTCTCCAACTTTCGGACAGACTCACGGTGCAAACATGCACGATCCCATCGTGACTCTAACAAAAACAGATAGGAAGATATCATTCACCCTAACAGTGACAAACGCCTCGTTAGAGGAAGCAAGACACAATAGGCAGTGCGTGAACCTTTTAATACAAATGCTATATCCAACTGTATCCGAGGGCGGAAGCTTTGTAGGTAAACCATTTATAAACATTCATATGATGAACTTGTTGGAAGGAATGCCAGCTACGATTGGCGAGCAAATTGTAGTAAACGGAGTTACTTGCGTCATCGATGGACTTGACTATGGAATCAAGTTTGATGACGGAATCATAAACAATGTCGAAGCCTCCACAGGAGAAAACCATCCTGAAAAAGAGATATACCCACAGAGTTTAGAAATAAGCATCAGCGCCAAGGCGATTATCGGTAGCATCGACAATCCGAACCAAGTCAGCCCGCTCCATGAAAACTACCCGTCATACGGAGGATAGTGAGTTATGCGCCGCCCAGACCAAATAGTGCCAGAAGGAGGATCTTCTCCACCTGAACAAGCCCCACGGGAAGAAGTAGAGGACACGCCCGTCGCTGAAAGTCCACCAGTCATAAACGCAACTCTAGGAATAATAGGCGAGGCGCTCTATCCCCCTCTTCAACTAGCCGAAATACTGTCTGAAGGTGCTGGAGTTGAACATGACAGTCAGCCAATAAATCTAGACTTCTTTATGATTCCAGACGCATTCAACGAGACATTCAAATCACGATGGAGCGCAGAAGATTTATCACACGGACGCATAAACCCAATACATAACTATGGCGGAACGACGAGAGAAATATCCCTCTCGTTCACCCTCGCCGCATTTACAGTCGCAGAGTCAAGAAGCAACCTCCGTCATTGTCAAAAGCTTGCGAGAACAGTATATGGAAGATATAAAAGTATGTCACAAAATGTTTTAGACTCTACGGGAGTCGTCACTTCAACGAGAAACAATACTGTATTCGGAGGACATAAGGAATTCAGAGCCAGCTTCGGCAACTTATTGCAATACGAAAGAGTATTCATCAACAAGTTCAACTTCACAGCAGATATGGATGCAGGAGTGTTTGACTATTCTGTAGGCGACGACACTGACGTAACTCACAGCACCAAAGGCGTCATATTGCCGAGAGCAGTAAAGATTGAGATTGGCTTCACTGTTGTTCACGATACACCTTTAGGCTTCGGAGGAGAAAATAGGCCAGGCGAGCCATTGCGCTGGGCACATAACCCAGTTGGCATCAGCAGAGATTGGCCACATGGAACAGGGATAGGTGTTCAAGAATATATGCTCCCCACTGCCAAACAAGCCCTCGCGAAACTCCCGAGAGTCATCCATCCAAACGACGGTGCTGACTTCGACAGCGATCAGATGAATACGGCAGAAGCCATCCGCAACTTAGCCGAGGGTGCGATTTCGGACGCAGCAACTCGCGGTAGAGTGCGAACTGCGAGACAACAAAGCGCCCTCAGAAACGATGAAGAAGCATGGCAAACCAGTGTAATCGCAGAGGGTAATGACGCCAATGCCACTGAAGAAGAGAAACAGTTGATGAGGGACGTTGAATGGGTTCAGGAGAATCCAGAATAATGATAAAAACAAACAACAACTATTTATATCACGGAGGAAAATACATTGGCGAGTAACTCAAAAAGAATGTCAAGAAGGTTTAAGTTTGTAGGCGTGAACAATAGTGGAGAGACTCCGAAACTCGTCAAGCAGTATTCAACCCCTACAAATATTAGATTATCTGCCGCTCAAAAACGCACACTAACTGAAGTCAACCATATTTGGAAGACAGGGGATAGGTATTATAAACTAGCAGAGAGGTATTATGGACGCCCTCAATATTGGTGGGCGATAGCGCTCTACAACAATAAGCCAACCGAGGGGCATGTAAAGCTCGGAGATATGATAAGAGTTCCACTCCCTCTTGAAAAATACTTGAGATATCTATAATGGCATCATCTCGTTCAACGCCCGTGTCATTGGAGGAAATAAAACAACTTCAGGCGAATCTTCTCGAAGAAGCTCCCACCATTGTGAATAGATACCGCACCCAAGCTGGTCAAGACAACCTATTAGAGAAGTCTATGCCGCCAATCATTCCTACGTCAGTCGATGCTGATTATCAAATTCTTACTTCTGTTCAGAAGGTACAGAAAAGATATGATTTTATTGACTTGCCAGATGAGTTTACAAATAGCTTAACGCCAGAAATAAGAGTTTATAAAACATATATAAGCTCAGATGGAAAGGAATATAACTACCTCCTTCCTATGGGAAGTTATTTGGGAAGAAGAGGAGAGGCTGTCGATAACGTGCAAGGCGTTGTCGTAAAGAGTGCAGAGTTCACAAGGCTTGGTGGAAACCCAGCGGAAATAGATACAAACATAAAGTTCAACTTGAAACTGTTTGCAAAAGACATTAATACATTTTTTATAAAGAATGAATCAAAACCGATTGAGAACTTTGTATGGACGACTCCCCCAAACTATGCCTTCAACGCGGCACGCGCTGACGCTATAAGCGATACAATCTCTAGTTTAGAAACCCAATTGAGCCAAGCCATCCCCGAAAATCAGGCAGGCATTCAACAACGTATAGACGACAAAACGATTATACTGGAGCGAATAAATGATAGATTAAGCGCCTTGGCGCAAGCTGTGGCAGATGTCGCCGAAGATGGAACACGCAGGACTTCATGGATAGATTTGATAAAGATAAATCCTGGTCAGCCGCTGGAAGAAAACGTTTCCAACGAACTTGTGACTTCGGAAGAACAGGTAAGGATAAGAGTCGAAATAGGATATGCAGAGGTCAACAATAAGCCGATAAACTACAACAAAGACGATTGGGAAGAATGGGCAGAAGCAATAGGGAAACAAGAAGAAGTGTTTTATTTAAGTCTACTTAAGCATCAGTTCGAGTTTAATGGATATGACGGCGTTGAACTGTCTATTGACTTTGTGGCATCAGGGGAGGCTAAACAATTATCACCTGCTGCGGATATGTTTAACAATATTGAGTTGAGAAATAACTTAAGGCGACTCCAAAAAGAAAGAAGAGAAAAGAAAAAACAAGTTAAATTAGCCCACCAACAATCTGATGAGGACGTCACATCCATTACAGCCGATTGCGTAAGTAACCTTGAAACAGCAATTGAAGATCTTGACAACGAAATAAAGGCGAAAAGTGCTCAGATTAATTTACAACTATTAAATCAGATTTATTTAGAGCCATCAGAGAGCACCGATGCCGTGCATTTTTCTAGACTATATATCCGCCAATACATCCCTATTGGCGATAATGGCGTCCAAACTGATATAACTTACGCTCGTGCGATATCTGCTGAAGGACAGACTCATGGCACGACTCTCAGAACTGGCCAGCTACATTTAAGCAGTATTGACTTCTTGGCATCCACAAACGCATCAGAGGCAAGGAACGACGAATCTGTCACTAGAACCTTTCTTGAAGGCGGCTATTTTGGAGATAAGTTTATTTTTTTAGGAGATATCATTGATGCTGCGGCAGAAATGCTTTTTGAAGAAGGCACCCGCTTTGGGAGAACACGCGAATTCTGGACGATGCGTAGTAGTCGTCATGGGTATGTCGGAACGCATAAGACGCAAACACACTCTCACCAAGTAACATATGTCCCTCCCTTTTGCTACCAAGGGCAAGCCGCAGCCGAGGACGCAGCAGCCACGAGGGTTCAAGCCGCCCTCACCCAACTAGGTGGCTTTCTATTAGGAAAGGTAAAGTATACGAACCCAAACAATGTAGAGGAAGACATACAGATTCCGATAAGAGATATACCAATAGCTTTGGATATATTTAGGGCTTGGTGGATAAGAAAATTTGTGAAAACACAAAGAAAATCACTTGTATTTAAAGACTTTATAGTTGAATTATTGAGGTTTGTTGAAAAAGATGTCTTTAGTGAAATTCCTTTGGAACATGGGACAAATGAAGACAAAATAGAAACTCCGAGATTTATTGTAAATACAATAGCTGTTGATTCTCTTACTGACATATATGTCAATATTTACTCCTATGCCACGTCAGGGTGGGCTACGAAAT